TTGCAAGGGTTTAATATGGAACAACAGATAGATATTTTTAAATGCTTGGATTTTCTTAGAGATAACGCTGAGAAGTATGCGATAGCTAAAGCCAATGTAACTTACCTTACAGAGTATAGAAAGACTATCAAGGCGGAGATTATGAATCAGTCAATGGCTAAGACTGAGAGTGCCAAAGAATCAGAAGCGTATGCTAGTCAGAAGTATAAAGACCACCTAGAACTGCTTAAACAAGCCATAGTTGAGTTTGAACACATTAGATGGTTAATGCTAGGCGCAGAGGTAAAAGCAGAGGTCTGGCGGTCATTGGAGAGTTCTAACAGGGTTATGGACAGGAGTGCGAGATGATGCGTAACCCTAACGCTTCACACATAGACTTTTCAGACTTACAGGGAGTTATTCCTGAGAACCCTAAGTGGCTACCATCTGACATAGATATGATTATGGAAAGAAAGGGCAAGTTCTTGCTATGTGAGTGGAAACGACAATGCGAGGAGTTTGGTGGTGGACAGAAGATTATGCTGAAATCCTTTGCCAAACACCCTGATTTCACAGTCCTGATTGTTAGAGGTGATACAGATAACGGAATGGATATAACTGAATTTTGGTTACTAGAAGGCGATAAGCTAAAGCCAAAAGGAAAATCGACAGATGACTTTAAATCATTTATTCTTAACTGGTATCGAGAAGTTGACGATAAAGATAAGTCCTTCTAAACGAATAGACGGTTACATTGTATGACAACTAAAGCGGAAAAAGAACATTATGACAAAGTTGCCAGACTTGGGTGCATATTATGTCGACATCTCGGTTACGGAGAAACTCCACCCCATTTGCATCATATTAGACGGGCAGGGAAACGAAGTAACGCACCCGTTGTGCCACTCTGCCCTTCGCACCACACTGGAGATATTGGAATCCATGGACTTGGTAGGAAAGCGTTTGAACGAAAATATGGGGTTACAGAAGAAGAATTGTTAGGATATACTTTGGACTTATTATGAATATGCACGAAAGACTCCTCAACTGGTCATACTATGTCACTATGTGGCTAGAAGACCCATCTCCAAAACAACCTAATACTTGTCGGTCATTTGAAAAGAATTACACAGCAGAACTAGGTCATGTTATGGAAGAAGATTATCCAAATATGCCAAGCATTGACTGGAAAGACGGAGAGTTAGTTGAGTCTTGCATGAAAGAGTTACCAGAACATCATAGAAGGGCATTAAAGGCTTTCTATATATCCCATCCATACCAGAGTAACCATGCAATCGCTAATTACCTTAGAACAACAGTAAAGAAGTTTGAGAATGACATACAAGAAGCCAGAAGCAGAATTAGCAAAGAAATCAATCGGAAACTATCAGGAAAAAAGGCTTTGTGATAACTGTAGGACACACAAACCAAGACATACTGGATACTTGCAAGTGTTCAACGATGGTCTTAATCAAAGATGGATATGTCTAAATTGTAAGGAAAAGTATACATATTAAAGTGATATGTATAAAAAAGTTGTTGGTTTTATAAAAATATAGTAAGATTTTCCTTGGAGAAGTGTTTTCTACACTTTTGCATTAATAGTGAGAAGTGATTTATCCCCTTGATTGGGGATTTTTTTTAGGATTTCTATGAAGATAACAGTCGGATTACTAGGCGGTAAGCCTATGATGGCAGAAGGCAAAGAAGGCGGTCTATTAGAGTCTGATGTATCTTCATGCCCTCTTGCTACACAAGATAAAGTAGTTAATGATGGCAACAAGCGCAAAGCGGTAGTAGTCGCTAACTACACAGACAAACCAGTAGCTAAATGTGCTGATTGCGAGTATTTTATTACATCTAAAGAAATGCCTACTTGTGGCATGGCTAAAGGTACAGGATTCTGCGATAAATTTGAATTCATGTGCAGCGATAAGAATGGCTGTACAGAATTTGAAGTAAAAGTAGCTGAAGAAGAAATGGAAGAAGAATATGAAGATGAATAAAAAGCAAGCCAAGATTGGCAAAGTAATGGGCGAATACAAAGAAGGTACATTGCACTCTGGTAAAGGTGGCAAAGTTGTTAAAAATCCTAAACAGGCTATTGCTATCGCTATTTCTGAAGCAGCTAAAACAGCTAAGTATAAGAAATAATGGTAACCGTAGAGATTAAGGGAGTGCCAACAGTATTCCCATCAATCTTAGAAAAAGAAGATTTCTTACTAGGTCTATATGCAGACTTGCTAGACTTAGCCATAGAATTACAGGTTAATCAAATAGAATTCATTACACATAGAGTATTTCATTAATCTGTTGTATCATTGATGCATCATCAACCAAGAACCGCAAGGATTGGAATGTTAGGCGCAAAACAAATTGAATTAGTATCTATTGATACATTAATACCTTATGCTAAAAATGCTAGAACCCATTCAGATGAACAGGTCGCACAAATAGCAGGGTCTATTAAGGAATTTGGATTTAATAATCCTGTCTTGGTAGATGCCGATAACTCAGTAATAGCTGGTCATGGAAGATTAATGGCAGCTAGAAAGCTAGGGCTAACAGAAGTCCCTGTTGTAAAATTACAACACTTAACAGAATCCCAAAGAAAAGCCTATGTATTAGCAGACAATAGAATCGCACTCAACTCAGGGTGGGATACTTCAATGCTTACATTAGAGTTGCAAGACTTAAAGGATGAAATAGACCTTTCTTTGTTAGGTTTTGATGCAGATGAACTTGATGCCATGCTGAATCCTATAGAGGAAACAGAAGGGCTGACAGACGAAGATGCTGTGCCTGAAGTGCCAGTAGAACCAAAAACAAAGCTAGGTGATATATATATCCTTGGAAATCATAGGCTTATGTGCGGTGATAGCACAAGCATTGATTCTGTAGAAAAGCTAATGGATGGTGATAAGGCTGATATGGTCTTTACTGACCCACCTTATGGAGTTGATTACAAAGGCATCAACAATGATTCAAGGGATGGATTAGAAGATTTATTAAGAGGTGCTTTTGCTAATTATTTAGCGGTATCTAAATCAGGTGCTTCTATATATTGCTTTCATTCAGATAGATGTGCTGATGTATTTCATACCGTATTTAGGGAATATTTCCACTTTAGCTCTATGATTATTTGGGCTAAAAATAGTTTAACTCTTAGCCAGACAGATTATCAAAGCCAACATGAACCATGCTTGTATGGATGGATGAATAATGGCTCTCATTCTTGGTATTCTGACAGGAAGCAGACTTCTGTATGGAAGTTTGATAAAGAAAGATTTGAAGGGCATACAACACCTAAACCTGTTGGATTGGTAGAGAAGGCAATTACCAACTCAAGCAAGGGCGGTGACATTATTATTGATTTATTTGGTGGCTCTGGTAGCACAATGATTGCTTCTGAGAAGATTGGAAGGCAAGCAAGAATCATGGAACTTGACCCTAAATACTGTGATGTCATAGTAAAGCGGTGGGAAGATTTCACAGGTAAGAAAGCAACTCTACTTTCGGAGTTAGAAAAGGAAGAATATGCAGGGTAAAGAGCATATTCCAACCGAGGAAACAAGAAAGCTAGTCCGAAGCCTAAGTGCTGTTGGCATTAGGTATGTTGATATAGCAAGCAAGCTAGACATTAGTGACGATACCCTTGTTAAGCACTATAAGAAGGATTTAGAAGATGGTCGTATAGATGCCAATGCTTCTATCGGCCAGACACTATTTCAACAGGCTAAGAACGGTAATACTTCTGCTGCGATATTCTGGTTAAAGACTAGGGCGCAATGGAAGGAAACAAACGCATTAGAAGTTTCGGGTGCTGACGGTGGGGTTATAAGGTTCGGATGGGAAGAATAATAGTCCCTTATAAGCCGTGGTCACCTCAATTAGCTATCCATGAGGCTTTGGAAGCTAATCGTTTTGTAGTGGCGGTGGCGCATCGAAGAATGGGTAAAACTGTTAGTGCTATTAATCACTTGATTAAATGCGCTGCATTAAACACTAAAGAGAACCCTAGATACGCTTATATAGCACCGACATACGGGCAAGCTAAACGAGTGGCATGGGATTACCTTTGTAAGTATGCAAGACCGTTTAATGGCACAGAGAATATATCTGAGTTAAGGGTGGACTTTGCTGGTCGTAGAATACAGTTATATGGTTCTGATAACCCTGATTCACTTCGAGGACAATACTTTGACGGTGTAATCCTAGATGAGATTGGTGACCAAAACCCTAAGATATGGACTGAAATCCTAAGACCTGCACTAGCTGACAGAATGGGCTGGTGTCTATTCATTGGTACACCTAAAGGACAAAACCACTTTAAAGACCTAAGAGATAGGGCTGAATCCGAAGAAGGGTGGAAGCTACTAGAGTTTAAGGCAAGCGAAACAAAAATAGTCCCAGAGTTAGAGTTAAAGGCTGCTAAAGCTGAAATGGGCGAAGATAAGTATCAGCAAGAGTTTGAGTGTTCATTCCATGCAGCAGTTGAGGGTTCTTACTACGGTAAGTTGCTTAATGACTTAGAAGCTGACGGCAAGATGTCGGTAGTGCCAAGAGATGATTTATGTAGGACTGTATGCGCTTGGGACTTAGGAATGAGTGATTCAACATCTATATGGGTAGCGCAGATAGCTGGGCAAGAAATAAGAATCATGGACTATGTAGAGAATCATGGTCAAGGTTTGGATTGGTATGTAAACTGGTTAAAAGAGAATAACTGGCAGACTGCAGAACAATTTTTACCGCATGATGTGCAAGTTAGGGATTTGGGAACAGGTAAGAGTAGACTTGAAACATTACAGCAGGCTGGGTTAAATGTGACTGTTATGCCAAGGTTATCCGTTGATGATGGTATTCAAGCTGTCAGACGAATGATTCCTAAATGCTGGTTTAATATGCCAAAAGTTAGACAGGGATTAGATTGTCTGCGAAACTACAGGCGAGAATATGACGAGAAAAGGTCTGTGTTCTTTGATAAGCCATTACATGACTGGGCTTCTCACGGTTCTGATGCCTTTAGATATTTAGCGGTAGGTATGGACACAGGTACTACATGGTCTAAGCCGATTAAGATTAATACTTCATGGATAGTGTAAATATGGATGACGGAAAACTAAAAGGCATATTAGAGTCAGAGATTGATAACAGTCTTGGCTTTATCGAAACAGAAACTACTGATGAACGCAGAAAAGCGTTGCAGTATTACAACAGAGAAGCCTATGGCAATGAGGTCGAAGGTCGTTCTTCTATTGTTACTGGTGAAGTAGCTGAGGTAGTTGATGGTGCATTGCCACAATTATTGAGAGTATTCACACAGTCTGATGAGATGGTACGCTTTGAACCTAAGTCTGCTGGTGACGAGGAAAAGGCTAAACAAGCTACTGAGTATGTTAACTGGGTGCTAAACCATGACAACGGTGGCGTAATCCTATTCCATAACTGGTTTAAGGATGCTTTGTTGCAGAAGAACGGTATCGTTAAGGTCTATTGGGATGAACAGACTGATGTAACTAAAGAGAAGTATCAGAACCTCAACGAAGAAGAATTAACGGTGCTTATGTCTGACCAAGAGGTCGAAGTCGTAAGTCAGGAAACTGAAGAAGTAGAGATGCCAGAGGGAATGAATGTTGACCCTATGACTGGTATGCCATTGCCACCTGTGTTTTCATACAGCGTTACATTAAAGCGCACTAAGAAGAACGGTAAGGCTATTGTTGAGAATGTCCCACCAGAGGAGTTCTTAATCTCTAAGAAGGCTAGAACGATTGCTGATGCACCTTTCGTAGCCCACAGAAAGCTAGTAACTCGTAGCGAATTAGTAGCTATGGGTTTCAAAAAGAAGATTATTGATACATTGCCTAGCTACTCAGACTTAACATATTCTGAGGAAAGAATTGCTAGATATGACCGTGGCGAGATGCCAGACGAACAGACAAGCCTAGACTTCTCTATGCAAGATGTAGAAGTGTATGAGTGCTACATTAAGACGGACTATGACGAAGATGGTATCGCTGAACTTCGTAAGGTGACTTATGCTGGTTCAGAGATTTTAGATAACGAAGAAGTAGACTTTGTACCATTCTGTTCAATTTGCCCTATTCCTATGCCACACAAGTTCTTTGGGCATAGCTTGGCAGACAGAACATTAGACCTACAGCTAATCAAGTCAACAGTAACTCGTCAGATTCTAGATAACTTATACCTAACTAATAACTCTCGTATGGGTGTTGTTGAAGGTCAAGTCAACCTAGACGATATGTTAACCGTTACTGCTGGTGGTATTGTGCGTATTAAGAATCCTAACGCAATCGTGCCATTGTCAGTACCGCCAACAGCAAGCCAGTCTTTCCCAATGTTGCAGTATCTCGACCAAGTACAGTCTAAGCGTACAGGCGTAAATGATGCACAACAAGGTTTAGACCCTAACATCCTACAGAACACGACAGCTACAGCAGTTGCAGCAATGCAGTCAGCGGCAGCAGGTAAAGTAGAGATGATTGCCCGTATCTTTGCTGAAACAGGCGTAAAAGACTTGTTTGAGAAGATTCTTCACTTGGTATGCAAGTATCAGGACAAAGAACGCATCATTCGTTTGAGAGGTAAGTACATCACTATTGACCCTAGAGAATGGGTGAACGGTTTCGACTTGTCTATCAATGTAGGATTGGGAACTGGCAACAAGCAAGAACAGATGGCTATGGTAGCTATGGTATTGCAGAAGCAAGAACAGATTCTAGGTACTCAAGGATTTAATAACCCATTGGTTACATTGACTCAGTATCGTGAAACTCTAGGTCGATTCATTGAAGCTGCTGGATATAAAGACAGTAGCGAGTTCTTCAAAGAAATTCCACCTGAGTTAGAAAAACAGATTGCTAACCCACAACCTCAGCAACCACCTGTAGACCCAGCAGTTCAGGCTTACATGGCGCAAGCACAGGCACAGATGCAGATTGACCAAGCCAAGGCACAGCAACAGATGCAACTAGACCAGCAGAAGGCGCAAGCTGATATGCAGTTGCAACAAGCTAAAGCACAGGCTGAGATTCAGCTAAAGCGTGAGAAGGCACAGGCAGACTTAGAATTAAAGACAGCAGAGTTCCAAGCAGAAGCCCAGTTAAAGGCTTTAAGCATGGGTGCTAATATAAGTAATTCACCAAATATACAAAGTCCAATATAATAATGACGAAAGCCCTAATAGCTGGACACTAAAAGGGCTTTCTAAACAAACCAACTATAAAGGAGTTGATATGTCTGAAGCAAGTTTAACAAAAGAATTAATTAACAGCGTTTTCTATTACAAAAACGGGTTTTTATTTTGGAAAGAAACAGTAGGTAAAAGAGGAAAAAAAGATACCATTGCTGGTGGTTTTGATAAAAAAGGATATGTTTGTGTTAAATACAATGGAAAAATGTATAAGGCACATAGATTAATTTTTATGATGCACTATGGATATATGCCAGAGTTCATAGACCATGAAGATGGAAACCCATCAAATAATTGTATAAGCAATTTAAGACCAGCAAGTTCTATTGAAAATAGTTGCAATTCAAAATTAAGTAAAAAAAATACATCTGGAGTAAAGGGTGTTAGCTGGCACAAACTTAAAAATAAATATGATGTAAGAGTTTCTGTAAATGGTGTAAGAAAACAGTTTGGTAGTTATAACACCTTGGAAGAAGCAAAAGATGTTGCAATTAAAGTTAGAGTTAAATACCACAAACAATTTGCAAGGCATCTATGAACTTAACAGACAGGGCAAAAGCTGACTCTTATACACATATGACGCTGCCGAAGATAATCCTTGTGCAGCTCTACTTGCACATCGTCACATCAAAACAAACAAAATAAAAATCCATCCAAACTCACTACAATATAACACCAATA